ATATATCTCTCTATACCTGTTTTGGGTTCGGGGTGGACAATAGGGACATCTTCGTCATCTGAATAATCTGCCCAAGCTTTCTTCATTACAATATACTATATCACAGCTTCTTAACTGCCTTCAACACCTTCTTCGCAACTCCAGCCTTCTTCGTCTTCGATGACGGCCATACGCGATCAAGCTCGTCCTGCATAGCCTGATCATTATCAATAAACCACTGATATCTCTCAGTCACCTTCAAACAAGTCTCTTCCGTGTGACCAGCGCTAACCAATGAACGAAGGTAAACATCCTTGGGCGGCTTCTTGCCACGGAAAAAATACTTCTCATGAACCTTCCATGTCACGGTATCAAGCTTCACGCCTACTGAACCCTTCGTCTCATCAATAACAAGAATAAGGCTGAGAGGACGAATTGGCTGCACAATGCGTGTAATATCACTGATTACTCGAGGAATCTTATAAGACTCCATTGCAGCTCGGTGCTTCTCGTAAATCACCAAAGCATCTGCATCATTCATCCCATGACACTTGAGATCGCTCACATAGTCTTCATAGTTCTTAACTGGAACAAATGTATGAGATGGATGAATAGGTACACTCGATAACATACTAGTTATAACACCACCGGACACACTACCCGGAATGACACCCTGAATAATCACCCCGGAACTACCGTGCTTGAACCGGCTAGGGTACACACGAGGACCAGTGAAAGGGTACACGTGAGCCATGGAGTTCAGATATTGTTTGAGTTACTATATTAGTCAGATACCATACCTGAGTTTATATATGTCACACTTTTCAGATGGAATGAGATCTCATACACGTTATGAGGTTGAGAAATTCAGAGAGAGAGAAGATAGCATATACTATATCAACTCCAGTTTTTCAGATGGGATGATATCTCATACACGTTATGAGGTTGAGAAATTCAGAGAGAGAGAAGATAGCATATACTATATCAACTCCAGTTTTTCAGATGGGATGATATCTCATACACGTTATGAGGTTGAATTATATAACACTACTACATCTGCATCAGTGTTCTAGTCGAGCTCCTCCTCGCCACCCACCACCCCCTCCTCGAGCTCCTCCTCGCCATTCTCTGACTGATCGTACGGATCGGAATCCATCTCCGCCTCAAACTCCTCCACCATCTCGTCGGTAATCTCGATATCCCCCATCTCCGCCTGCAGCATCTCGCGCAGCGCCTCGCGCTTGGCAACCGCCTCGTCCACCACAAACTCCTGCTCCCCCTCGAGCGCGTTGCCGTGCGTCTCGCACAGCTCGCAGTCCTCGGCCGCCTCGTCGAGCGCGTGAGTGTGCTCGGGCTGCACCTTCTTGGGCGCGGCGGCGCGCTTCTTCTTCTCCTTGACCGGCTTGGCCTCCTTCGCCTTCTTCTCCTTGACCGGCTTGTCACCCAGCGGCTTGTCCTTGTTGTGCAGGTGGCAGAAGCAGCCGCCCGCCTGCGACTTGTTCTTGCACGCAGTCCCCTTGGCCGTCACCCCCGTGCACTTGCCCGTGCGCTCATCCTTCTCCTGCTCGAGGCTCTCCGCCTTCTTCTGCGTCACCTTGACCGCGCGCTTGGGCTTGGACTTGGACTTGGGAGCCGCCTCCGACTCAACCTCCTGAGTCGCCTTGTAGATGAAGCTGGGCGGCGGAGTGGAGCGAGTCTTGACGAGGTACTTCTCAACCAGCTCGCCGTGAGACAGGTCATAGTCCTCTGCAATAACACCCAGCAGCTGGTGCAGCTTGTCATACAGAAGCGTCTCCACCTGGCCAGCAATAAACTCAGTCAGAGACATCTGAGCGTCCATGCTTGCTTGTTATACTGGTGTTTCTGAGTTTTAAATTGGTTACCCTTGGAGGCTGAACTGGATGCCTGGGCTCGACCGAGGCACCCTTTTTAACCCAGAGATATCTCCTTATAACGCTCCAGATACACAGACTCGTCAAACCCTCGCTCCCGCTGACATGTAAACGCCATGTGAACTACAGTGAATGACATGTCTATATAATTGAGCAGACCGCGCTCATAGGGCGTTCGCGTCGATAGCCGGCCCTCGTCGCATGTAGCCGCCTCCTGAAACGCCCACAAGTCCTTGGCCAATATTGCAATAAAGTTGATATTAACTACATCAGTGATTGCATGACCATTATCAATCTTAACAAGACTCTTGGGAAGTATATACGATATAGAACCACGTGAACGCGCCTTGTCTATCACATCTCTATAATTAGTTGTAAAGTAGTCATGCATCTCATCGCAATACTTGACATCATACATGATATTGATATCATCATTGTTTCGAAATGGAATAATCAACTGCTCACCCTGACGTGTATTAATATGTCTATTATTGATAATCCCTGCATACCCAATCAGTGACTTTGTATCACTGCGTCTATTGTCAATAAAAGTCTGAAACTGATCAGTGTCTATATACACTATATCATCATCACACTTGATAATCACAGTTGAGGAATCCGGATAACGTTCAGATGTATAGTAGTGATAGTACTCGTGCCAGTTGTATTTCTCCTTTGGGTGAAAAATGCATGTAAAGTTATCCTTCAGCCACTCTGCGTCAGACTCGTTACGTGTATAGTCCCACATATGACACTCATCTATCAACCCCTTTGCGAGTAGCTTGTCGATGTATGGTTTAAGAATCTCTAAATATCGCTGACGACCAGCAAAACATGTAAATATCACAGCCATATATCTAATGCTTCAAGTACCTTTTAATTCACTGAATTCATCGCGGGCCGTGAAAGTCTTAGAGCCTGTGAACGCCTAAAACCTAAATGGAAAAGATTTTCGTAAGATACGCAGTGACCACCTATACGTATGGAACACTGCGAGCCATCGCCTACGCACCCCCTCTTAAAAAGGAAGAGTACGTGACCGATCGTGCAAGGCTCATATTCATGCATACAATCGCAGCACCATTTATGGCACCTGGATCTCTATTGATAGACCTCAAGAACCTCGAACACGTCGTGCGCAAGATGCCCGGATCCATCGATCGGAGTCCGTGGTAGTTTAATTCCCTGTATTCATAGCTGAGATGTGTTTTTGTATGATTTTTTCTGGGCGTATGTTCATCTTGTTCATATTAAGAGTGGTAATGTCCATATTCGCGCGCACATACGTCACAAAGAATATCACGGGAGTTTTCGGGACGGCGGAATAAACCCTGAGGCAAGCGGCGCGATACAGATCGTTATTAACAATATTGTCTAGTATACGCCAGTCGCATGGAAATATATAGTCTATGTTAGAATCGATAATATGATAAGCACCCGTGTGTATACATCTGATACCAGTAATGGCGTGCCCAGAATGAACACCCGCGCCTTCAAGTGCGATGCCTATGGACATATGATCAATGCGATATATACCCGTGCCATATTGAGGAGCCTGTATAATATCGGGAAGAAATGGACCAAATGCACCATGCTTCACATTTTTGGTTAGCTTATCCGAAGCAAACACCCAGAAATCCGGCTGCTCGTATACTGCGGGGCTCAGTTGCGCCCGAGTGATGAGATTGAATGCGAGGTAGTTTTTAATACCAAGACGCTCAAGAATTTGAGATAGAGCAACTGCTGGATTAATGTGTGTTTCAGTCAGATTGACACGCTTGGCACTGACCAAATTTCTCATAGCGTTTCTGGAGTTGCGTCGAACACTTGGTAGCCCAATCACAAGCCAGTGATAAAGCCATTTGTAAAAGTTAAATCTAGAGTGAAGCTTTCCAGGCATGACGCATGTGAGATTACCAGTTATGAAATCTTCAAGTTCTTTTTTGGTCGAGACATTCTCATACATATATTTAGCCAAAGCCTTGTACATAATCACTTGTCCATACTTACTGGTGACAAATCCGTTAAGTATAGAGTGAAACCAACACGTCGCACCATCCTGTTTTGTACCTGGTCGATTAATACACGCCATTTATATTAATGTATTTTTTTTTGTACTCACATGCTGACGCTGACTGAATTCGTTTTTTGTTTATTAGCGCCTCTTTAGCACGCACCGCCTTTTGACTATACACATTCAACTCACTATTACGCTTGGACGCGGCTCGCTTTTGTTCACGTGGTGACTCCATTACACTACAAGTCTCTTAAGTTTTTAATCAATGTCATAAATGTCCGCCAGAATGCTAATCTCAAAATTCTCAACAATTTTACGAACATCGTTGAGAATTTTGAGGGATTCCAAAACCCCCGACATGTGAACCCCCTCCGCCAACCCCTTGCGCGCAATGCCGATCTGTGACTCCATCTCGTTCGCAATCATAACTGACGGACGCATTTTTCAAATTGGTTACCCTTGGTGGCTGAACTCGCAACCTGGGATTGGTGCAGCACCCTTTTTAATATTGCAGTATCATAGCTTGTTATGCATTCGCTTAAATTCCGCACAAAGTAAGCCAGGGGTTTTAAACATATTCTTATTTATTTTATGTTCATTGGCAATTTTATTCAACACATCTCGCGGTATATCCCGACACTTGAGATAACCCTTGTTAAGTTTCAGAGTTTCCAGAAATCCCTGAACCTTAAAGTTGCGAGTGCTCATGGGGTATTTAAACTTTAGAGGGGCATTGACCCGTGGCGGTGGCGGTGGCGGCACTGTACGAGGTGGGGGCGGAGGTGGAGGTACAAGTTTGTTTGGTAGTTTTTTATTCGTAATCAAATCCCGTCTGATGTATGTAATACCTGACGATTGTGCGTCATATTCGAATGATGGCCACCTTTTATCCGCGTATTTTTTTATATTTTCAGTGTCTGTCCACTTGAGAGGAATGTTCAAGCCGTATGCAGAGTCGTATATATACTCTTTATCATCTGAACATATATATCCACAGATGGCGTGTGCTGATTTTGCATTTCTTATAACCAGAAATGCATGACTGAGCTCATAGTCACCACGTCTTTGAAGTATTTTTACCCTCCCGGTGAATAGTTCGACGATTGGTTTATTGTACTCAGGTATTGTAGACCACATTCCTGGGAAAATCTTGTTATTAAAAGCCTTTTTATCATCTGAATAACCACCCCGTGTAATCTTATTTATATATCTATTCAAGCTGACACCATTGTTTTGCATGTTTAGAATATGCTTTCTATAGAGTGGGTCGTTTCTGAATCGTATGATTTTATTAACTTCTTCTGGCATTATACCAGAGTTTATCAGCTGCTTAGCTGTAACGGTGGAATTCAAAAGAGATGTAAATGAGTTTATATTGCCAGATGCTAGTTCATTTTTGAATGCATCCGCTCCCATGCGATACAGAATGCCATCCCAGTTGAACTTTAGAAGCGGTGGATTATTCTCAATATTTCTCAAATTTAGATTCTGAATCAGCCTTGCATTCTTAAAGCTAAGCAAATTTCTATTGCTTGGTGGTTTGAGCATGTGATCGACGTAATGCCAGAAGAAGTTGAGGGGGAGCGTTCCACGGCGAGGGCACGCATTGATATCCGCGTAGCGTTTATATTCTGCGGTATTTTTGTAAGCTAGGAGAATCTTTTTCAGTATAACTCTACCAGCTCCTGAAAGCAGCCAGCCATTCAGAATACTGTGAAACCAGCACGTACCACCCTCTTGTATCTTCACAGCCTGCAGCTCACACTCTGAAGGCGGCTTGAAATTTGCTGGTAGATTAATGGTCATCTCATAAAAATAAGAATTGGGTGGTAGCTTGCTTGACACATTCTTTGGCACATTATAACTTGTAACTTGCTGAGTTCGGTATTGATTTCTGAGTTTGTTTACATATGATCCATTAACGCGGTTACCTGATGGTGTATAATATGAAAATGCACCATTTTTAAAATGCGCATATAATTTCATTTATAGTTATGTTGATATAAAAAAACCACACGCGTGTAAATTAATGAAGTCTCTGATTCTCGACATCGACGGTGTCATCATCCGCGACAAGCAGCTTCTGAATCACGTCAAGCACAACTGTGTTCGTTATGTCGCCAAGAAGCTCCCCGCGTGCAAGGATCCTGAGCGAGTGAATAAGATTTTGTACATGTCGACGGGGCACACTGCGCGCGGCTTGCAGCAGAGCTTTGGAATTGATGTGAGTGATTTTAACAAGGAGGTTTACAATGTTCAGCTCAAGAGCCATCTGTGGGAGGTTTTGTCCAGCACTGATTTCCAGAAGGATGCAAAGGATATTCACGATTTGACGCGGCAGGGTTGGCGAGTGACGCTATTCAGCAATGCACCAATTGAGTGGACGGGCGAGGTTGCGCACGCAATTAGTGATGAAATTCAGACGGTGTGTCCAGATATCGACTCGCCTCTCAAGCCACAAGTCGCTGCGTATGCAAACTTTTCCAAGAATGACGCGCACGTATACGTGGATGATCAGATGAAGAATCTGGTGACGACGCGCTACTTGCCCAACTGGAATCCTATTCTGTTTTCGACAAACAATACGAAGCGCTTGAAGTGGTGCCCAACAATCGGCTCAATGTGGGAACTGTCTCTTATATTAAACTCAATCGATAATTGGGTCATCGGGGATGGGATGAACGGCGCGCGATAGAATGTCCATGCAAGTGTTCCAAAGCTTGTAAAAGTTGTCCGAGTCTGGACCATAATCGTCGTTATATTCAATAAAATATTCAAGAATTTCTTCGAGGGCAACCTTGTCGCGATTTTCCAACTCGAGATTCAGAATTTCACGAGCCAGATCGATGAGCTCATCCGAGTGATGGCAGTCAATCCCAAACTCCATAATTGAATCCTCCAGCTCGAAAATAGCACCCAGAAGCTCACCCATCTGATTCATTTTTACTTTTGATAAATTTTCCATAACCTGGGATTATATAGAGCACCCTTTTTAGGCCTGAGCTCAACTAAACCCGTAGGTTGTGACTCTTGAGCAACTTGTTGAGGTTCAAATCCACGTCGTGATGAGTGCGGCCCATTCCTCGCCTCGAAACGTGACGTCTTCTGTACACTCGTACGTTCCGGGTATAAAGTGCCTCCGAACGTTGTACACGTCACTCTCGTCCTTCACGAAAAAGAATGCAGCCACCTGGGCCACGAGACCCGAATTTATATGATCCTCTTCCCATCCGATTTCGCGAAGTTCATCGTCGTTTAACCAGGTGAATATCATTTAATTTTTAAGAGGTTCTCATCTCTAAATACCAATGCCAATTTCTGAAACTTGACTGAGGTGTGCTAATTAGTTGAAACCATATCAATTGAAAATGACCAATCGACGCCATTGTTATTAAGCCGATTTCTGAATCTATCAAGTACGACAACTTTCAAGCGGTCAACTCTTACACATTTGTCTGATACATCGATAATCTGTTGATGCTGAACCCCTTCTGTCCAGAACATGACATTATTGAGTGTTCCGCTCAGTGGGATTTTGAACGAAATCTGAACAGGTTCCAGTGAAGACTGTCCGATATTTTCGATCCATATTGAAATATACATATCCCATACCAGTGTATACGGATAGATTGCAGTCAGAGTCGTACCGGTGAGTGTCTGAGTAGACGTGAAACCCAGAAATGACAATATAGTATTTGGTACAGGTGGGCCAAATGTATGAGAGCCGCTCACAGGGGTGAATGTCACGATCCCGGTTGTTGCATTCGCTGCAAAAGTGCCAAGAGCGGATATGGTCGTACCTGGTGTAATTGCAGCTGCATTGAGTTGCGCCAGCGTGGTGTAATTGCCGGGCGTTATTGTGTATGTCGTGCCGTCATACACGAAGGTGTTATACGGCGCCCGAACATTATAGAAACCTATTGGTATCTGTGCATTCTTTAGAGCAATTGTACGAACTGTACGATGCTGATTACCGAGCATTATGGTAGCATTAAATGGATTTCCAGACTGCTTAGATATAAAAGACTCACCACCCGTCGTGACATTTCCTGTGAGCGACGTATCTACGTGAAGCTGGTACGTGCTCAGCATTATTATAATCTAGAGAAAATATAATGAAGTATCAGGTCCACCTGGATACATCAGAGACAAATGGTGGGTCTTCCCGTATTGTAAAAAATATGGGAAACCCGTTTCTGGCATCTATTTTTCTCGGAATTGTACACAAAAATGTAAATACCGTAGAACTCAAATCGGCCGAGATACCCATCGGGTTTTACAATATACGGTCACCGTATAATACATTTACCATCAACGGAACAACATATACCGTGCCACCGGGTAACTATACATTGCCTATATTGCTAAGCGTCTTATCGAACCTGTCTGGATTTATATTCGATTTGTCGGGTTCAAGAATTACGCTAAATCTAAATTCTTCCGGACTGCTTTACTCCATGACATCACCATTCACATTCACTAACATGGATGCGTCCGGTGCAAATGGCCCGACTGACATTACCTATGGTGCATCGACCCCTGGTTTGAACACAAGTTCCGTGTTGGTACTGGCAGGTGGAATTCAATACTGGACTGTACCTCAGACGAAGACATATACTTTTACACTAGCCGGAGCGAGCTCATTCCACACTGCTTCATTAAATCCCATAAAAATAGGATACGGGATGGTGATGACTGCATCTCGTAGTTTAGTGGCCGGACAGCTCGTTGCTATACTTGTCGGACAACAAGGAAGAGATAACGCAACTGGCGCCGGTGGTACATTTATTGCAGAAGTATCAGGTGTAGGGCAGCTCGCCGGTGCAGTACCACTTTTTGTTGCGGGCGGAGCTGCTGGACCGGGTGGTGAAAGTGGAACTACTAATTCTAACATAGACGCGACTCTTGCAACAACTGGTCGTGACGGTTTACCAGGTGCACCAACGAGTGCGGGTAGCGGGGGTATCGGGCCGGATGGCGGTAAAGTGGCTACAGTTTTTGCTTTTTCTTATGCAGACGGTGGTGCAGGGTTTACAGGAGACGGTGGTTTTAACGCAAGAAATGGTAGCGTAAATACCGCTTCAAAGTCTTTTATAAACGGTGGAAGAGGAGGTGTGTATGTACTAGATATATATAGTACAGGGAGTGCAGGTCAGGGTGGGTTTGGTGGCGGTGGAGCATATGGTACTTATCAAAGGAGAGAAGGAGGTGGCGGTGGCGGTTATGGTGGTGGCGGCGCAGGTAGTACAAATGGAAGTGGGGCGGGGGGTGGAGGCGGGGGGTCATATGACATCACGGGTGCATACAGCGGAAGTGCTACAAATGCCGGGGCGGGCTATGTAACAATATCATTTTCTTAATGTAACAATAAGATGGCGACTCTCACTGTTCCACCACAATCACTCTTGAGTTTCCTGGGATTCACGAATGGGCAAACTGGTTCTTCATTCTCAGCAACAAATTCATATTTATTCCCTTTTGACGAATATATATCAATATGGATTGAAAATTTTGGTATTTCTTCACAGGACATTACAAAATGTACGTATAAAATTCCGATTCAGCCACAGACAAATAATGTAATATACTGGACGACCAATAATTATAATAAACAATTGGTCGTCAATCAAAATCGTCATTTCCCACTTGACCGACTCAACATTTCGGTCCTCGATCAGTATGGTAACCAGATTGATAATAACGGTAAAGACTGGTCAATGACCATTGAGACTGATGAATGTACATTCCCCATCATAGAGCCAGGAACCGCTCCATCTCCACCCGGGATTGTTCACCCCAGCATGATGAAACCTCCTCATGATCATCGACTTGCTCTGTAATCTGAGCGTCGGTCGAGCTTGCGCAGTGCTCCACCTCATCGGGTGTGAGATCACTGAGCTTCATGAAGAGAATGCGCGTCCCCACCGTGTTGGCGGCTGGAATATCCCTGGTGCTGCCAACCCCCGTCATCATAATTTCAGTAGGCTCAAACCCATACTGAGCAATGCGCGAGTAAAACTTTCCTTCATTCTCCATCAGCTCCCACCCAATGGTGCGATCACTGTCTTTTGCTGAGCGAACATTGTAGTGCATCGGCCCACTCGGGCCAATCTGGCAGCCATCGTCGCATACAATATAAGGCTCATCTTCGCGAGGGCCCATCTCCGTGTTGTAATTTCCATATGTAGATGGGGTTCGGCACAGATCAGCCGTCTCAGCGACAGGCATAGTCTTGAAAGCAACCATGTCACCGCGGAAGAGAGGCATTTAACCTTCGAGCTCCAGCAAACACCTGGGTAAATTAAATTCACACTTTTTGGTAAGATGGCAGGCCGTCTTATCCGATTATTGATGCAGTCCCGCACTCAGGCGCATATATTCCATCTGAACACCCCCAGCTTTTCCAGGCACAAGGCTCTTCAGAATTACTATGAGGGCATTGTGCCGCTGCTGGACTCGTATGCAGAGGCTTACATGGGTCGTTATGGAAAGCTAAATATGCGCAATGGTGGTGCGAATCGCCGCATCACAAGTACAGTTGGTTATTTTATTGCTCTTTACAATGACATAGCTAAAATGAAGCTTCCTCAAGATGGTCCTCTGAAAAATCTGCAGGATTCCATAATGGAGCTGATTGCATCTACCGTGTACAAGCTCAGAAACTTGCGTTAAAAACAATAGCCCCTGAAACAGTAATGCAGTTTGTACTCGCCGGTTGTTATTACCGTGCGGTTGATGCTCGCCGCTTTGTTTCGAGCCTGACTGAGCCTGTTCCCTGCCAGTTTGTAGCCGACCCCACGAATGCCGCGGATCCCAGCGCCATCAAGGTGATGTGTAAGGGGCTGCACATTGGGTTTGTTCCGCGTAACAAGACGGCCGGTGTTCAGAATTACTCGCATGGAATTATAAAGCCGATTTCTGGTGATCACCTAAAATATCAGCCTCTTATAGAAGTATCAGACGGCTGCGATGTCGACTACTTTCGTAAACTTTCCAGCGCCCTCAGGCCTGTTAGCGGTCGTGATTCTCGTTATGATGAAATTTACGGGTTTGTTGACTCGGCGCGACAAGAGTTAGAGAATCAGGGTGTAAAGTAAATAATGATTGTTGATACGTTCATGTTTTTTAATGAGCTCGATGTACTCGAGAAGCGGTTCAAACTTCTCGACGACTATGTCGATCTCTTTATCCTGGCCGAGTCGTCCGTGACTCATAATGGAAATCCTAAACCCTTGTATTACGAGGATAATAAAGAACGCTTCAGCCAGTGGGCGCACAAGATTCGCCACGTGGTTGCGCGTGACATGCCCGAAGATGAGAATCCATGGTCGCGCGAGACTTATCAGCGCGGGTGCATTCTGAGCGCCATGGACGATATTGAAGACTCTGCTTGGGTGATGATTTCAGATGCGGATGAGATTCCGATGATGGATAAGATTCCATGGGGTGGTTGTAAATCGGCGACAAGCCTTCACATGTTCATGTTTGAGTATTCTCTGGATTATATGTTTACTGGTGAGCCATGGATCGGCACTGTTATTACGCGCGCGAAAGAGTACAAGAAGCTTGGTCCAAACTTTTTTCGGTGCAATCGGTGGCGTTTCCCCGTCGTTAAAGAGTGTGGGTGGCACCTGTCGTCATTCGGGGACGCCGAGCACGTCTGGAACAAGATTCAGAATTATGCGCACGCCAAAGATGACAAGCACAAGAATCAGAGTTTTAAGGATTTTGATGAATATCTCAAGAGTGGGCTGCATTCAGATGGAACTACAAAGTTGATCAAGACTCCTGACTGGGTTCCTCTACCCTAATCACCGCGTCGTGGTCGTGATGGGTTTCCGAGAGCAGCTTTACAATGTACATGTAATCAACACTGGTTACCCAATCTGAATCGCAGATGATGCGGCGGCACTTTGTCGCCTCTTCGGGAACCTCCTTGACAATCTTATACCACTCTGGTATCCGCCAGCCATATTGTTGGCGAGGAAAGGTTTGCGTCAGACTACTCATAGGCTCATCATTGTCTGATACGATCCAGATATTCTCAAACTTCTTGAGTCGCGTCCACTTTGACGCAAGCCACGAGAGGCTTGTACCAGGCTTGTAGTTGACCACGAGATTTGTTGGCGGCGCGTCGATATAGCCATCGATCACGTGCTTGAAGACCATAATATCCTCAAGATCCGTAAAGTGCACAAAGTATGCAGTGTCGATAAAGTTCTTCAGAGGGATGATTAGTTCCTCCATCGTGTCGTACGGCTCGTAGAGTTGGGACCGGTAGATGGGCCACGCCATGTTAAACTTGTAGTCGAGCAGGCACATCTTGTCGTCATTCTGAAAGTGATACCACACCCAGCCGTCAAAGTGTGTTCGGCACCCATTCTTGTCAATGAGTGGAATGTCGCGAATCTTGGGCAGCATCATGTCAAACAACCCCTTCAGGTAGTCGGCGTGGTGCTTGGGCTGAAACACCATCACGCCGGGATTGCAGTCATACTCGCACTTGAAATCCTCCTGGTAAAACCCATACTCCTTCTGATACTTCTTGATGCTGCGGATATCATCAGGCGTGTCCATCGGCCAGCCCTTCTTGGCGTGTGTATACTTGCGATATTCGTAGCAGCCAAATGGGTCGTCGCAAACCATCCCAATCTTACCCTCCTCCACCCCGTCAAAGATGTTGGGCGCATCGGCCGAAATGTAAATGTCCGAGTCGACCCATGCAATCTTGTCATATTTGGCGGACCACTCCTGGCTGCAGATGAGCAGCTTCTGAGGAATGATAAACTTTGCGCCAGTCAAATCAGGCACGAGCGGCTCCATCAGCTGAATAAGATCGATGCCATGCTTCTTGCAGTAGCGCTCGTGGCTGGGCTTGAACAGCTCGTAGCCCTTGACGTAGCGATCACCGATCGTGAATGTCACGAGAGCGCACGTGGGCCCCATATAAACAAATAACGCCCTTAGTCTTTATATGGTTTACGGTGTGTTATCGGTTAATATCGGTGAAGAGTATACTCGGCGTCTTGGAAAGCTTGTGGATACGCACAAGGCGTATGCTGACAAGTGGGGCTACACGCACAAGCTGATTGATTCTTGGACGCTGGAGAGCTGTCATCTGAGCTTTATTCGATTCGACGGCGTGCTCAAGTGCTTCGAGCAGGGAAATGAGTGGGTGCTGTATATTGATTCAGATGCATTGGTGAATAATCACGAAATTGAAATGTCTTATTATATTGATGAATGTCCAAAGGATAGAGATATTATCATGATGCGTGAGATGCCGCTGGGTCAGCACTGCGGGTTATTTGGGGTGCTTAACACTGGTGTTTTTATGATTCGCAACACAGAGTGGTCAAAGAATTTCATGAGAGATTTGGTGCGTATTGGTCGGGAGTGTTCTAATAAGTGTTTGACTGATCAGGACATTCTGAATCAAATTGTGGATCAGAACAAGTGGCTCGTAAACAAGTTTCACGTCCACGCGTGGGATCGTAAGTACTCTATCAACGGACTCATGTCATTCAAGGCAAAGACGTTTCATCGAGATGATTTCATTATTCACTTTATTTCATGTGTGAATAACGCACCCGATCTCATAGATAAATACATTGAAATTCTGAAAAATAAGCCAGCCGCGCACACTCTCAAGTTTGAGTCTAGGCATTATCATATGCACTGGAGTGAAGTTGTGCCACTGACCCCAATTGGCGCAGACTGGCCCTGGCACGCATTCAGCGACTAATAAACGATTTGATGGATGATTTACGTCGCAGCAAGTAATCAGCCTCGTTATCATCGATGCTGGCCAAGTAGCGCCGTTTGCGTTGTGTAATGTCATAGATTGGTTCGGCGAGATTATTCTCCATTATAGCCTGGCATACTGGCCAGGTTTCCTTTCGGAGATCACTCACTTGAATCTCAACCTCTGTGAGTCTCGGCAGGATGTTCTCACGGATAAGGCGGCGAACATCTTCCAGAATTTGCTCCATTGTTATAATAATGTTTACTACTTTTATATGATTGATCCTAAGATTGAACACGTGTTGATATTATTTGTCGTAGCTAGCATTGTAATCTGGATATTGTCTAGAACAGGTGATCATCATTACGGTAAAAAGTTTTCAATAGTTGATAGCATGTATCATTCAAGCTCTCTGGCTTCGCTTGCTGGAACCAGCAAAGCAAGTTCACATAGTGATCAAGCAAAGATACTAGACATGATTATAGTGTTTGTGGGTGTGTGGGCGGTTGTAACTTAGACAGTATAGTATCAATTAGCATATGAAGATTATTTTTCTTGGCCCAACGCCTCTGGCTGGTATAGGTCAGGTGACTATGAAATATGCACAGCTTATGAATGGCGAATACTGCCAGTTTGGCCAGACACCTTCTATGAAGTCGTATGATGTAGGCTTTGCATTTATTCTGCCAGTTGCATGGCAGCTGACCAGTGTCAGACACATTTCAGCCATCTGCAAGAAGATGATATATATGACTGTGTGCGAGACTGAGACTGTTCACGAGTCTTATGAAGACTTGCTGGAATTTCAGCCCATTCACTGCCCGTCAGAGTTTTCGCGTAATGTGCTACAGCGGCAGTTTCCCCGAGGCGACTGGCGCATCCTCAGACACTGGACCCCCGAGGTTGCCATCGAAAAACCCATAGATAGAAGCACGTATACATTCTATACAATTGGTAACATTACTGACCCTCGAAAGAATATCAAGCAGCTGATTGATGTATTTGTAAATCTACAACTTCCAGGGTCTCGTCTGCTTCTCAAGGCGACGTGTAACACCCCTGTTGAGATTTCAGTTCCTGGGGTTGTTGTGATGAATGGGGTGCTGAGTGAAGAACAGCTCGAGACTGTTCACGCGTGCGGGGATTGTTATATAAACTGCTCACATTCTGAGGGGGTCGGAATGGGTGCAGTAGAGGCGGCGATGCGTGACAAGCCGTGCATCATTTCAGAGTACGGTGGACTCACGGAGTATGTCAAGACGCCATATGTCATTCCATGTTCAATGTGCCCAGTTGGGCAGGATGACTTTTTATTCAAAAGGGATATGATTTGGGGTGATCCATGCACAAGTGATTTGAAGAGGTTTATGAAGGAGTGCTATGAGCTTAGACTCAGGGGGCAAGATCATTCATTTACTCGGGGCTTAGTACACTCAGTGGCGACTGAATTCCTTCAGAGTATTGCATAGCATATTCTATTGCAACCATGAGTATAGCAATATATGCTGAGCTCGTCAGTAGTGACCCCTTTTGCATGTTCAGAAAAACAACAATGTCGTCTATAATCTTGATGTTTGTAGGTTTCGTGAGCACCTTGGGAATTAGTGTGATGAGTAGAGCATTGATGATGACGGCCACTATGACTGGCTTTGACTGCAACATCTTAGTATACTGTAAGAAATAAATCACGGCTTTCTACCCAGTATGTATTTGTATACGCGTGCGGTTCCCCACTGGTGTGGGTTTCCAATTCCCGAGTGCGTCCAGGCTTTCATTCCCTTGTCGTACTGAGCATTCAGGATTGATCTGGGGATGCCGAGCTTCTTGGCTAGTACATTCTTCTTGAATGGGAGAGTTGGATATTTCACGTGAAACATTTTCGTCCACTTGGATTCTGTCATTTTTATATATAGCGCTGTTTAAAAAGCAAGAGTGTCTGCATAAAGTTGACTCTTGGTCGCAGGGCATCCTTCTTTTTGGACTTTACAAGTTTGATAGCATCATCGAGAGTATACCCATGAAACTTCATCAGATAGGCGCACACGACACATGCGCTTCTTTGCTGACCCGATCTGCAGTGGACAACAACAACACCTTTAGATGTTAGAACCTGCTCTATAGACTTTGTAACGCTTGGGAGTGCTGTGAGCATTCCGAATATAGCATCATCTGACATGTCGTCGTGTACTGAAACTCGTGTGCCATAGTCGGAAATCATTTCAAAATTCTTTGTACAGTTTACGACAAACGCGCGGGGTGGACAATTTGCTTTTGCATCTGCAAAGTTGGCAAGAAAGAGATTTTCAATAATCTCATACATTATATTAAACGCGCGGTTAAACTTTAGGACTGGATGGGATGTAAGTGCGGCCCTGTGACTTGGCAAATTCGGCAACTGAATCAAACTTGAGCGCGCTGGCGAAATCCTGCTCTAGATTCTTCACGACAGTCTTTTGGGGCGCACTCGCCTTGACTGGCGCGGGCGGTGGCGTGGTGTGAGACCAGTTCAGGATGCGACGGCCATCTGGGGATAGCCCGCTCGGCAGGATGCGTCCGGCGGCGAGCATATCACGGGCGAGTTGGTCAGACATGTTTACTAAACAATTTCTGGAAAGCCTGAGGTTTTAGGGTGCACGCTTTTTAGTTAATAAGGGTCCTCGAATGCGTTGCGGTTGAGCCACTTCATTGTGTTTGTCAGGTTTTTGTAGACATTTGTGCGAGTCACTGGTCTACCCTGTGCATTTGCCCACTTGCCGCGCTTTCTTGGCTGAATCATCGTCTCGCCGCTCAGTCTGAGCCCCGAAACAAGCTTCATAAAATCGCTATTTTTGAGAGGCTTGAAGGCGCTCATAGCCTTGTTGGCATTCTTATTTCTGTTGTATGAATTTTTCGCGCGGAGAAGCTCTGCCGCAAACTGATCCCGATTCATTTAATTAGTATAAAGATTTTATTTGTTTAGATGGTAGATGGAGACTATCAATTACCTGTTGATGGATTTTGATTCGGATGAGCTGTCACCTGATGACATTGAGCGGTTGATGAAGATTCGGGTGAGCACTCTCCCGGATAACGAGCGCAAGGAGGTTGGAAACACACTGGTGGCAATCGAGAATCGTCTTGGTGACCTCATTAGTATTGGGTCTCCAATTTACGAGGCGATGGGTGATTTACCCTCTGTATATCTGAGCACAGACGCGGATAGTGTAGCAACGATAATGATCAAGATTGGCAAGACGATTCACAATGTGAGGATTCTTCAGAGCTGTCTAGATTAAACGACAATATCATGGCGCTTGCAGAAGCGTCCGCATTTGCTCAGGGCGCGAAAGTTGCAGGGGCGGTTCTCCAGTGTGCGCGCTTGGCACTTTGCCTCGGTCTTTAGGACTCGGGGCGCATCATCACGCGGGCATGGCTTGGTAATTACTGGCGGCGCGCGGGCTTTTTTCTTCGCGGCGAGTTCCTCGGCGCGCTTGCGGTAGCGCGCGGAAGTTTCGGCAAATTTCGCATCGTAATCTACACTTCCTGGCTCGGGCATCTTTTCAGTCTGAACCAGAATGCGCGCAGGCCGCATGCGGTTTGCGGCAATTGCCGACGCGTGCGCCGCCTGGCCGGCCGCCTGCACAGCCAGCATGCGATCCATGATTGACGGGTTCATTTTGGGTTACCCAGATGGCTTTGGGTTGCAACCTGGGCTTTAAAATAGCACGCTTTTTGATTGCATGTTGTTTAGGTGGGTGTGCAACTGCAATATATGCAAAGCGCCACTAGATATTAGTATATTTCCCTCGTCGGGTAATGAGGTGAACTGGCTGTATACATATTCGTTGATAAATCCTATAGACTTGTCTATGAACCAGACAGTCTACAAGTTTAGAGGGTATAAGGTGGTTAGATTATGTCTGGCGTGTTATGATTATTCGTACATCATGAAGAAATACGCGTATGCAGTTTGTCGGGAGACGAGTGGTCAAAAGCCGCCGAGGCAGTTGAAGCAGGCGCAGTCGCATCTTGATATTGATAACTGGGTGAAGGAGGTTGCTGCATATTCCAGGCGCTCTGATGTTGTTCAGGAAATAGCGCCTATATTATTCCTTTGGCTATACTGGACACTGATACCAGGACTGTGCCTATTATATCAAACATAGAGAGTGTGGATGTGTCTGCAATTGTTCGAAGCCCCTTACAGGCTGGGGAGCCTGCAGTCATGAGAGATGAGATGAATGACTTTGAGCAGTAATTGTAATATACCCACTCGCTCACGTAATGAGTAACGTGAGATGCTGCAATAACTGTAAAAAGTTTGAGTGCATACATATTACCGAATAAGTAATTCAAGTCTTAAAGTAATATAGCCCTATACTAATAAGTAAATGAAGCCCTGCCATCGTACTGCAGTTACGCTCAGACGAGTGGCTCGTAACCCGATTATTCAGCGTGCTGTTCGATCTGGGAGTCGAATGCAGAAATCAATTGTGAAGAATACCATCTTGTCTATTGTTCCGTCAGCCATTAATGATGTTGCGATTCATCACGCGCCCGCGAATGTCGCTGAGGCTCTTCATATCACGATTGATACAATGACAATTGGTAGCTTATCAGCTGTGGCGTCAATCTTAATGGCTGCTGCAAAGATTATTTAGAGAGGATACCCACTATATATATAATGTACAAGAAACTTACACATACGGAGCACATTCTGAAGCGACCTGACTCGTATGTCGGTTCAGTCGTGCCCGAGGTTGAAACAGCTTGGATTGTCGATGGTGATCATTTTGTTCAGGAGCCGCTCAAGACGTGTCAGGGTCTCATCAAGATTTTTGATGAAATTCTGGTGAATGCGATTGATCAGAATACTATTCACCCTAAAAAGGTTACCACAATTGACGTGTCGATGTCGAGCAAGCACATTACCATTTCGAACAATGGTCCTCCCATTCCCATAGAGAAGCATGTCGAGACTGGGGTATGGACTCCTGAGCTCATCTTTGGGCATCTTCTGACGAGCTCCAACTATGACGACACTCAGGAGCGCACGACTGGCGGCCGAAACGGGTATGGCGCCAAGCTCACAAACATCTTTTCGTCAGAGTTTTCGATTGTGGTGAATGATGGGAAGCGCCGGTACACGCAATCCTGGCGGAAGAATATGAGCGTGTGTGACCCACCAATTATTGAAAAGTCGAGCGCCAAGACGGGTGTCGAGATTACATTCAGTCCTGATTATTCAAAATTTGGTGTGACGTATGACGAGGTGAAGGAGATTTTGAAGAAGCGTGTGTATGACGCTGCGATGTGGTCGTCGGCAAAGGTGTCTCTGAATGGTGTTGTTATTAAGATCAAAGATTTAGAGTCTTATGCGAATATGTACATTGACGGTGCCAACTGGGCAAAGTACAAGTCTGATGGGTGGGAGGTGCTTGCCATTTTTTCAGAGAGTGCTCAGGTTTCATTTGTGAATGGCATCTGCACAACCAAGGGTGGCGCGCACGTCGAGCACGTTATCAACTCTATTATCAATGATGTGAAGAAGAGCTGCAAGAGTGCCACTCCTGCGCAGATTCGGTCGGGGTTGTTTTTGTTTGTCAAGGCTACTCTGGTCAACCCGACATTCTCGAGCCAGGCCAAGACGGAGTGCACGAGCAAAATCTCAAAGGGTGTCGAGTTCAAGCCAAAGTTTATCAAGGACCTCTTGTCCTCTGGGCTCAAGGATCATCTGGATGCGCTGGGTGATATCAAGTCTAAGAAGGAGCTCAAGAAGACTGATGGCACGAAGAAGAATCGAATTACTGGCATTCCAAAGCTCGACGACGCCAACTGGGCCGGGTCGGGGAAGAGCGAGCAGTGCACTCTGATTATTACAGAGGGTGATTCAGCAAAGAGCTTGGCTGTAGCTGGGCTGTCGGTGGTTGGGCGCGACAAGTTTGGGGTGTTTCCGCTGCGTGGAAAGCCGCGCAATGTGCGGGATGCGAGTGTGAAGCAGCTGACTGACAATCAGGAGTTTTCACAGCTGAAGCAGATTTTGGGGCTGCAGCACGGCAAGGTGTATTCGAGCCTCCGAGATCTTCGTTATGGGCGCCTTATGATTATGACGGACGCAGACTTGGACGGAAGCCACATCAAAGGTCTTGTTGTGAATATGATTCATCATTTCTGGCCAAGTTTGCTGAAGATTGGGTTTTTGTGCTCAATGGTTACACCAGTTATCAAGGCGGGTGGTAAGTGGTTCTTCACAGAGGATGAGTTTAGGGCGGCGGAGACGCGCGGGCCGGTAAAGTATTACAAGGGTCTCGGCACCAGCACCTCTGCAGAGGCGAAGGAGTATTTCAAAAAGATTGATCAGCTTACGGTTGGGTTTGGATTTGATGAAAAGACTGATCAGAATATGACTCTTGCATTTGCCAAAAGTCACACGGATGAGCGCAAAGTTTGGCTCCGCAAGCACATGGCATCCCCTGAACCAGTTGTTCCTTATGGTAAAGTCAAGACTCTGACAGTATCAGACTTTGTGAATCGCGATCTGGTCAACTTTTCTGCCGAGGATATTCATCGCAGCATTCCGCATCTCGCAGACGGCCTCAAGCCGAGTCAGCGCAAGGTGATTTACGCATGCCTCAAGAAGGGTCTGACGAGCGATATGAAGGTGGCGCAGCTGTCTGGCTATGTTGCGGAGCAGACGCAGTACCACCACGGCGAGGCGAGCCTTCAGGGGACGATCATTGGTCTGGCGCAAAACTTTGTGGGCTCGAACAACGTCAACCTCCTCGAACCCTCGGGGCAGTTTGGCACCCGCATCATGGGCGGCAAGGATTCAGCAAGCCCGCGTTACATCTTCACCCGGCTGGCGCCGCAGACTCGCAAGCTGTTTGATCAGCGCGACGACCCAGTTCTGAAGTATGTGCTGGAGGATGGCGACAAGGTGGAGCCCGAGTTTTACGTGCCGATGCTGCCGATGGTGCTTGTGAATGGCGCTGAAGGGATTGGCACTGGGTTTTCGTGCAGTCTTCCGCCCTACAACCCCGTCGATATCAAGGCTAACATCATGCGCATGCTGGATGGGGATGCACCTGTGGCGATGACCCCTTGGTGGCGCGGCTTTTCAGGCAAGGTGGACAAGACTGGCGAGCACACGTGGGTTGCTACGGCCAAGTACACAACGAGCGGTGATGTCATGCACGTGACTGAGCTGCCACCGGGTGTTTGGATTCAGGATTTGAAGGAGAAGCTGGACAAGCTAGATGTCAACTATGAGAATAACTCGACGGAGACGAGGGTGGATTTCAAGATTCGAGGCGCCACGGAAGCCCAGCTCCCACTAACCAAGACATATCACACATCAAACATGTATCTGATTCACAATGGATGTCCAAAAAAATATAGCAAGCCGGAGGACATTCTTATGGATTACTTTGCGATTCGGCTAGAGTATATGAAGCTGCGGAAGGTGCACATGCTCAAGGTGCTGACGCACCGTATGAGGGTGCTGGACGAGCGCAAGCGGTTTGTGCAGATGGTGATTTCGGGGGAGCTGGTGGTGTTCAAGAAGAAGAAGCAGGCGCTGGATGCGGAGCTCAAGGAGTTGGGGTTTACGCAGATTGACACGCTGCTGAATATCAAGACATTTGAATACACTTATGAGTGTATTGAAAAGCTTGTGGCTGATTCGCAAAAGACGCGCGCGGAGCTGGAAAAACTCAAGGGGACACCAGTTCCTTTGCTTTGGAAGGACTGTCTATCAGAAATTGAATAATGCCATTGACAATGCACCAACGAATAAAATTTAGCTGAGCAACTGTAGTTGTAATAACGTCTTTACCTGCGCAAAAATCGATCCGCTCAGTACGGCAGAATGGATCGAATAGCTTTTTAGAATACCCATCCAGACTTGATTTATACGCCACATGAACCGTAAATGGTCGCCCATTTGTCGTATACGTTAGATTCTTAGACTTTGAATAATTTGTGACGAAATGTTCAAGATTACGCAGTGAGATTCCCTTTCGATGTTTTAGTACATCAAGTAGTGTCTCACTATGTTTATCATCTTGATAAAACTTTGTAATAGCATTTAGAAGCAAGTCTGACTTGCTCATCTAGTTGGTCTGGTGATTTATTTTTTAACTTATATATCTATCATCAATGACGATGTGCACCTCTTTCGATCGCATCCCATGCACCCCTTTACAAACATCTGACTCGGGGGGTGCGTGTGCAAATTTGAAATCGCAGCCGTGCTTATAGTCCGAACAATTGTTGGCTTTTGGTTATTGTGTTGTGCGCAGTAGCCGTCATTATTCTTCTTGCATGCTCTGCGTCCGCAGCGCTTATTCTTAGCCGTAACTCCAAGACACAATCCTGATTCAGACTTGACCACCGCCGCGTCTCGTAAGAGTTGTTTCATTGACACGTCATACGTCTTGGATATTTGTTCGAGTACTTGTCCGATCCGCTCGTTGACTCGGCGTTCAACCTCCTCCTCGATCATTTGGCTGATACGTGCCTCCATACTATTTATGCGCTATTCTTCTTTACGTACTTTGCAATTGCGCCCAGCAGTGCGGCAATTAGGACTGGCTGCCCTGAGATGATGATTGAGGCTACGAAATTAAAAACACACCGCCGACAATTGCTGAAATGCCCGCAATTTGCTTCGGTGTCAGAGTTTCTTTAAGTGACATGAATGCCATGAGCGCGACGAATAGTGGGACTGTTGACGTGAGTGCTGTAACGAGCGAGACGTGATTATTCTTGAGAATTTTGTAGTAGAGTAGGTTGGCCAGAAATGCAATGATAACACCGGCAGTCATCATCAGAATCAGAGGCGACGTTAAATTTCTGACATCCTTACTTATCAAGTCTTTGTTGTATCCTATATAAAGAAGGACCAGTACAAAGTACAAAACTGAAAAGATGGAAAATACAGTCGGGTGACTGATTGTGTTGAGTGCGTGCTTTTGTGCAATAGACTGAAGAGACCATAAAAATGCAATTATAAGCGAGTAAAGTATGACTGGATTGTTGTACATCTACTAGTACTGTCAGAGAAAATGTCAGTTCCGGAACCAATAAGTGGCTCAAGTAAATCAGACACTGGATTCTTCAGCTGATTTGTAAAGTAATATTTGTAATCAAGTTTAATTCCATTTTCAATTACCCATGCTGGATCTTCCGCCTTTTCATAGAGCTTGGCATTCTTTGGGCCCTCCACTATGACATACTGAACACGATCGCCTTGTTGCGGCTCTGACCCAGGTGCCCGTTTTCGAATCTTATCTCTGACTGAAACGTGTGCATGATTCTCGCTCTTGTAGTTTCCTGCAAGCTGCTTGCTCAGCATCAACTTCTCCATCGGAACATCCCCCGCCAGGAGCTTCTTTGCAGCCTGCTTCGCCTCTTTGATTGCGGGCATCGGGTCACTTCCGTCTAGAATGTGCCCGAGAACATTCTTGCAAACCTCTCTGACATATGGGCAGTTGTCGCGCCGAACAACCTGCAACCCCTTGATATCAATCTTCTTGAAGACGACATTGCCGGCGCGATCCTTCTCATACATCTTGGCCGCATATCGCTTTTTAGAATACAGGAAATATGGGCAGTACACCTTTTCGAGCTCGAGCTCGTTGGGCTGCTTGAAAAGCTTTGTGCAAGCCTCCGCCGCCTTTTCGCCCTCAATCCAGGAATACTCGATCGCCTCCTGACCTTTGCGATCCCCAACATCAAACTCAACCATTACCGAGTCTGTATCCCCATATCGAACATGGGCACCCTGGAAATTAGCCTCTACAAACTCTTTCGTCTCCTCAATCATCTGCCGTCCGCGCATAGTAACCGTCGAGGCAATCGCAACCAGCGGTAGAATGCCGCCACCAGTTGCACCAGTGAACCCATATACTGAATTCATGCTAATTTTATAAGCCAGCTGCTTACCATTATAGACCGCCTCCATCTGTGTACCCTCTGCAGCAGCCATATCCTTCTTAGCCTTTTTGCGAAACTGTTTGAGCTCAGTAAGAATTGCTGGTAGTAACGACTCGCAATTTTGTGCAAAGCGATATGGGCCAAACTGCTCGTACTCAATCCCGGGAAGGTTGTCATATTTGGGATCAAGCACCAGCGTTGAATAGCACAGGTTGTGAGCCACCATGATGCTCGGATACAAACTTGCGAAATCGAGAGCGGTGACTGGCCCATAGTACGCTCCAGCCTGCGCTTCCAGAACAGTTGCACCCTGGTACCCATCCTCTGGTGTATCTGCATCCTTCTTATACGGAATGGTCGGAATCATAAACCCCAACTCTCGAGACTTTTTAGCCATTTGGGAAAACACCTTGATTTGCTGACCGCGCTCGCTCAAAAACGCCAAAGGAACCCAAGTCGCCTTGGCCATCTCTATGAGATTTTGAATTGTGCACAACTTGATCATAATCTGGTGAGGCAGCTCAGTATCCTTCAGACAGTACTCTGCAACCTCCCCGAGACGCTTCGGATCACCCTCCGCATAACGGCTGAAAATCTCCTTCACTGGCATGTCATTCTTTTGGTCCCCAAGAAACACCTTTGAGACTGCATTCAGCGAATAACTCTCCAGCTTGTGCTCGCGCTTGACGTCATGAAACAAATCGAATGTATACCTGCCAGTCATGGGCACCATCTTCAGCATGTTTGAGCCGAGAGCTCCACTCGTCAAATTCTTAGTCACGAGTTGGATGGGCCGGTCCTTGTAGCGACCCCACACGTAAGAGTCTGGTGAACACCCAGCGATGGACATTCGTCTGTACAGATATTCGAGATCAAACCCGAAGATGTTCCAGCCAGTCAGAATGTCCGGGTCAATCTTCTGGAGATGCTTTGCGAACGCCTCGAGCAGCTCCTTCTCAGTATTGAAGGATACAGCATCATATGCGTCAGTTTGTTTGAGGCATAGACATGTTCGGTCGAACCACCCCGGCTTTCCAAACATAGTTGTTGTAATGGCGATTTGAAACACGACATTATCAGGCTTTTCAGGAACAGGGAAGCTTCCATCCGCAGAGAAGCACTCGATATCGAACGACGCGATGCGCAGAGGCGCAATGTCATCGCGGTCAACTGGTTTGAGAGTTTTCCAATCTTGGCAAAAGAGATCAATCGTGCAGTGCGTGTTATACGACTTTATACACTTGTCACCTGTATCGACCCAGCCAGTTGAAGAAATGCCAGTTCGGTGCATGAACCGCAGCATTGGGTCTATATTCGCCTCGTATACACGCATTCGCCTCTGAATATTCCACTGCGCCTGCTTCATAGCTTTGTGGCTGTCGAATGTAATCTTTACAAAACTACTCTTCTTGGAATTCTGAAACCCCCACAAATCCTTCGCCTCAACCAGACTTACTTGGCCAAACTTTTTAAACGGGAAAGAGTCTGATGCGCGCACAAAAAAGTAAGGCTGAAATATGCATGATAAGGATACAGAATCACCTTCTGAAGTTCTTCCGTACGCAGTAACTGTATACCTGTCTTCAACGTCTCCGGCATCCCATGCAATAACTTGGAATAACACCATAGTTTTTATGTGCTCTTATTTTCTAAATAGTGCTCAGGTGTAAAGACTGATCTATCAACAATAATATTTTCAGCCATCTTTTCTTTCAGGAATTCCTCAGTAACATCTGACCAGTCATCGACTATTACCGCACCAAATTTGCGATACAGCGCGTCTAAAGGGCTTGATGTGACAACAGGTCTGCACCCATACCACGCCGCTTCATATATCTTAGTAGTATCAACCCCACGACCCTGTGGGCAGAGACAAAAATGGGACTGTCTATATCTAGTATATAATAGCTTACGGTCAATGTTGCCTTCATACATGACCCATGCACATCCTTTGAATGAGTTGTGGCAGTGACGTCTGATATGTCTTGATGTTATGTCAGCCATACCAGTGGCATCCTGCAGCATTCCAAAATTCATATAGCACATGATGTCGCGTTCGCATTCTTTGATTTCGGGCATGCATGACACATCATAAACCATATTAGGTAACTGGGTCACCATGGGGTGGATCACTTCGCAGTTGGTTGCGTACACATGAGTCACCTTTGGTCGGATGGCGCTAAACATGATGTGACTGAATGGTCTGTCGGCAAAGTAAAAGAGCTCAAACTTGTCTGGTTGATTTATGAGGTGTTGGAGCTCTAGTTCCCAGTTTAGACCTTCACCATTCAGATATACTCGTCGTGCATCAGAGTTTCTAATATGAACTTCATTAACACCGTACGCACCATCGATTATATAATCGCAATACTTTTTAAAGTCTTGATTCTGAAACATTCCTACTTTAAAGACCTGATACCTCTTTATATAATAATGATAATATCATACTGCACAGAGTTGTTGGACAAATTCCGCTATATCATAGATATTGAACCACCTCATAAGAGAGATCCGGCAGCTACTCGTATTTTCATGAGTGGTGAAGGTCTAAACTGGGAGCTGGAGGCTGAAAATCTGAATAATCACCCAGTAAAGTTTGAACTCTTCTACATGTTTACTGATAGAACATTCACTCGGAATATGCTCTATGTACTACTCCCAAACCTAATCCATGTATATGCGCACAACTGCGACTTTCAGCACCCTATGGTCACGCAGCTCCCTTTGGGATTTCTAGATTCCACATTCCTGATAAAGAAGACCCCTAAGCCGCGCGATATTTTGTGCTATATGAACTTTGATTTACACAAGTCGGAGTTTCGTTCTCATGTAACCGCGCGACTTATTCGGCAGAACTGCGTAGCTGCTCTTAAAGGGCTGCCATGGGTGACGTATGACCAACTAAAGCTCAAGCCTATTCAGTTTTATGAAAAGCTAATGAGGTCAAAGTTTGTGATATGTCCGTATGGGGTTGGTATTGACACGTATCGTTTTTACGAGACGTGCTGGTATGGCGCGACACCTATTGTCATGAGTTCTGGGCTCGACTCGCTTCACCGAAAGTTTGGAGCGTTGATCGTGAATGACTGGTCAGAGATTACTGAGCAACTTTTAGATTCATGGGAGTACAAGCCGGTTGATCCTTCACTGTATCAGCTGGAATCATACACCGCAGGCAGTATAACCTCCTAGACCGGTGGATCCAAAGCCATGGTCGCCTCGGATGGGTGCTGGGCACGGCTCATCCTCATTTGTGAGATCGATCGTCTCAATCTCTGAAACCTCGTGCGCCTCGAAATTTTCGAGGATAATTTGGGCGATGCGATACCCTTGGCGGATGACAAAGGACTGGCGTGCGTCCGAGTTGAATAGAACCACCTTGAGCTCTCCGGTGTAGTCTGGGTCGATTACGCCCGCGAGTACATCGATACCGTGCTTCACGGCCAGTCCAGAGCGAGGTGCAATGCGACCATAGGTTCCGGGTGGAAACTGAACAGAGATGCCAGTGGACACCACCGTTCGGCGCCCTGGCTGCACGACATAATCTTCGATTGCGTGGAGGTCGTATCCTGCTGCGTAAGCACTGCCGCGGATCGGAAGGACTGCATGAGGAACCAGCTTCTTGACATTGAATACCATTCTATATTATAAAAGTTTCATTTCTTTATATATTTGTACCCATCTGTAAATAACCTAATTTTTAGTTCATCGCTGCATGAAAAATCTAGAACGTCGGTATCACCCACATCTATAAATCTAGTTGGGAAATCATACACGTATCGAATCTTACAAATAGAGTTGAATATCATGTACACATATCCCACAAAGTCTTTGATATCATATGTGTCTTTGAACTGAAGCCTCAGAATCAAAACATCCTCCCTTGTCTCTGCCAGATATGGGGCGCACGGGGATGATTCGACTGACCCCCCGTCGAGATAGGTCCACTCGCCATATGTAAAACTTGAAAATAGAAACGGCACAGATATAGACATGCATAGTGCGTCAATCACTGACATGTCCGGGTGAGTGACTACTGAAAAGTAGTGAGTTTGTGTCAGCTGAATACAAAATGCCGAAATGTATATCTTCTTTGGAAATATATCATACAACTCACTGAATGTAATGTCAAGTTTGCCAGGAATTAGAGTGTCCAGTATCATATCACGTATACTCTCTCTGGGGACCAGCCCATACGACGTAAACAGAGATTTGATCTGCGGTTTGAGCTTCTTCAGAGGAACTTTGAGAGATTTATTAACCATCTTAGTAAAGTCAAAGTTTGTGACTGCAGCCATGCAGCATAGAAGCGCACCCGCTGACGACCCAGACAGACTCTCCAAATCGTCCAAATCACCTGAATCCCATAGCCCGTTCAGGGCGCCAAGTAATGCAAAGTAGCCCACCGCCCCAGGGCCAATCGCGAGATGCTTCATCCTTCCTAGTACACGAAAGGAAATACAGCACGAAGAAACGCAAACACTATCGCGAATATCATAGAATGAATGGCGGTCGTGGGCTCCAACTTAAAGAAGACGCCTGGTGTCATGGCCCAGAAGAGCGCCGTTGGGATTACAATATCCGCCGGCTTGAATGTAAGCCGCGCGACAAATTTAAGAACTATGTAGTATGCAATACCGAATACGAACGAGCCCATGACTGGGTCCAACTTGGTGAAAGTCTTGAGTGCAGCAAACAAGAGTGCTGGATACAGGACCTTCTGACCTGTGAGATCAGGGATCATCATTTACTTATTAGTGAGAATTATTCCATGCATACTCGCAAAACGAGTTGAACGTGGCGTGCTTCATGAGGCTCGACTTGATATATCTATCCTGTCGATACTCCTCTAGGCTCATCCACATGTTCAGCAGGTTTTCAGAGTGCCAATCTTGCCAATCCTCTGGGCACAGAGGCTCATCCTCTTCAAATTCATACATAGAGTCCAGCTCAACATCCTCGCCGTAGATGACTGAATCACGTGCGTACTCGTTGAACCCCATATTACTTATTATATATACATGTCAAAACTTTAACCCGATGCGAAAATCTTCCGAATCATCTTTTCGCGCTGCTCGTACTTCTCCCGGCGGATAAAGAGCATATACACTGCAAGCGCCGCGAGGCTGTACAATACCAGATCATTCTTCATTTATATAAGAGAGAGTTTACTTTTTACCAGTGAGTGACACTGATTCACGCTCGACGCTTGGTGCCGCATCCAGGATCGCCTGGTATGCACCCTCCGCCCGAACCTCGTCGTCGCCGAAAAATGTGCCGAGCCCAGTCTTGATCACTTCGCGGGTAATCGAGCCCTTCACCGTAGTCTTCTTGAGCGACACCTTCTGGTCCTGAACCTTGACCGTGTCAATCTCCTGCTTGCTCATATAAGTCTTGATAAACGCCCTGAGGTCCTTCTCGCGTTTATTAAGAATCGAAATATCCTTCCGAGCTCCTGCGAGCTGCTTTTTCAGCTCCACCCATTCACCCATCGCATCACGGAAGTTTTCAGAGACATTCATTATATATCATATCGTTTTATTCTTTAAGACTTTAGAACTCACCTGAACCAATCTCGAATGCGGGGCGCATCAGATCGGGTGGGATGGTTGACAGATTCCACGGGGATGGGAATGTGCGGGGGTTGGGAGGCTCGGAGCGCTCCTGACGGTTGGCGTTGCGCAGATTGCCGCCAATAGTCTCTGGGAAGCCAATCTGTGTGCGGGGGTCAAGGAAGTTCTGGCCAGACAGGATTGCGTCTGGGGAAAAGTTGCCAAAGTCCTCGTCTGTAGAAACCTCCCGTGGAATCATGTTCGAGCCCATTGATGGCTCCGCTGACTCACCAAACTCAAACCCTGGAGTGTTACCAGTCGACAACACATAACCAGCCTTGTTCTGACCCATCACTAGATAAAGGGCAATTGCGGCGAGGAGCAGCAGTGCGAGTGTCTGTCTGTCCATCATTTATTAATACTAACTTATAAAAAATTTACTCAAAAGGTGCTGGAGCAAAGTTATGACTGGCCTGTGACTGACCCTTGTCAGACGACAGTTGGATATAACCATCGTGCTCAATACCCGAGCGTCTGACTGGACGCTGGAAGTTGCCGTACCCACTGCGCTTTCTAATGAAAAAGATATACACAAGGACTGCTGCCGCAACCATCATCATTGGATCAACCTTGATACCGTTTGCCATTTGATACTAGTCAAGATAATCATTTGGATCCTCATCCACCTCTGGCTCATCCTCAAATAGGTATTCGCTTGTATACTTCTTCTGGGGCGCACGAGACTCTTTCACCTGGACAATCTTGAAAATCGGACCAAACGACTTTTTCAGAAACCACACACCAGTCAGCTCAACAATCACATCCACCTGAGACCACTCAGACTCCTTATCCTTTGGCTGACGATCCGCGCCAAAAAATGTAGTCTGAATCTCACCGCGCAATGTGACAAATGACGTGTCAAACTGATCACCACTCAGAGAACTCTGAAACGCCTTTTTGATAGTCTCTTCCGACACCTTGCGACCAAACCAAGACTCACTGCTCTCAACCGCCTTGCTGATGATATCCTCCTCGTACTGAGCAATAGCCGCCCGCTGGGACCCAACCTGGAAGCTCAGAGTCTTGTCGGCAAACGATGGAGCCGCAAGCTTGTTCAGCTGGATGAAAATTCGCTTGTCGTCGCGAGACGTCTTCAGATAGTAACGACCGTCTGGGATCTTTACGGGTGTGCCGTACTCCATGCTATGTGTATACAACTATTTTGTTCTTTAATACTAATGGCATGCTCTTGTGTACCAAGCGAAATGAATCCACTCGTCAAGACGTGTATGCGACGACGAAACGGGTTTATGTTCGAGTGTGACCAGAATGAATGCAGCCCAATGTGTAACGCAGAGCCAATCTTCCCATTCAAACAACTCAACCCAGCGGGTCTACCAATTGTCAATGCACCAGTTGAGACTGACACTGGCAGCATCATCCGGACCGTTTCAGATGATGAACCTCTGTCAACATTTGGCGCACCATTCGCCGAAAGTCTCAAAAAGCCAGCCCGGCAGTTTCTAGCAGATGTGCTGCTCATGGGCGACAAAATCAAACCAGGATCATTCCTCATGCAGGATTATTTAAAGCTGATGGTCATACTCGTAGTCCTATTTGTTATCAGCACTGTAATCATATTCGCTTAGCGGCTTAAAGAATTTGCTTACTAAATAGATAGAATGGCATCCACTGTTGAGCTGTCTGCTCTGATTGAGTCTCTGCGCAACGAGATTAAGTCTCTGCGTAAGGATTTCCGCAAGGTTCGTCAGCATATTGAGGACCCCTCTGGTGAGAAGGCGAAGGCGCGTTCGCTGAACAACGGTTTCCGCAAGCCTCTGAATGTGTCTGAGGAGCTCAAGGCTTTTCTGTCTCTGGGTCCCGAGGATAAGATTTCACGCGCGGATGTGACTCGTCGTCTGAATGAGTATGTGACTGCCAAGGGTCTGAAGAATGGCCAGCACATTTCCATGGATGACAGCCTCCGCAGCCTTCTGACGCCCCCAGAGGATGTACAGATTACCTTTCTCAACATTCAAAAGTATATTAACCGTCATTACATCAAGGATGAGCCCGTGCCAAAGGCGGAGAAGCCTGCTCCAGCCCCAGTTGAGAAGAAGAAGCCAACCCTGAAGAAGCCCGCCGCGAAGTAGACTTAAAAATTAAATGCATATGTAATATAATGGAGCCGCTTGTGGATGCACCCGACTTTGATCGCAAGAAAATTGAAAAACTCGTGGGTACAAAGATTAAAAATCTAAATTTGTACAGACGAGCATTTACGCATAAATCAGCTCTAAGAAAATATAAGCTCGATGATGATTATGAGACGCTGGAATTTATGGGGGATTCTGTGCTTGGATTTGTCATTACCAAATACCTCTTTGACATGTATGCGGATGAGCAGGATGAGGGGTTTCTTACACGCGCGCGAACCAAGATTGTTCGCAGCAAGACACTCGCCGACATTTCAAAGAAACTTGGGCTCGGCGATTTGATTTTGATGGATGAAAAGGGTATGCGCAACAACTGGAACCAGAATCAAAAGATTTTGGAGGATGTGCTCGAGGCGTTTATTGGCGCCATATACCTTGATCTAGGAATGGTTCACGCCAAGAATTTTATTCTGGACATTATCAGAAATGAAGATGTATCAATGACTGATGACAACTATAAAGATCAGCTGATGCGTTATTGCCAGGCAAACAAGCTCGATCCCCCAGAATATGTTATAGATGCGCACTCTAACGGTGTATTCTGCATCAGTCTAAAGTTGAATAATGTAATTTGTGGGTGTGGTTACTCTAAAACAAAAAAAGAGGCGGAGCAAAATGCAGCCCATATTGCACTTAAAACTATGAATCTCCAGATACCTAAGCATGCATCCAAAGGTGCAGGAACTTCTGAACACCACGTATGACGATCAAAAGTCTGACGCGTGGCTCGCCCTCAGAGGAACTATGCTCACGGCGAGCGATGTGGCGACTGCAATTGGAGACAACCCGTATGAAAAACCAGCCGGCTTGATTCTGAAAAAGTGCGGCCACGGTGTAAAGTTTATGGGCAATGATGCAACCCGACACGGTGAAAAGTATGAGCCGGTTGCTCGCGACATTTACTGCGAAAAAACTGGGGAGGTTGCTCACGAGTTTGGACTTGTTCAGCATCCCCTGCACCCGTGGCTTGGTGGGTCACCCGACGGGATTACTGAGAATGGTATTCTCATCGAGATTAAGTGTCCAGTGTCTCGCAAGATTGAGAATAAAGTTCCAAAGCACTATCTCGCGCAGCTTCAAATTCTTATGGATATCCTGGGGCTTGAGGTTTGCGACTTTATTCAGTATCGCCCAGACCCATATGAGTTTGTAGTGACGCGTGTCAATCGAGATCGCGAGTGGTTTGCACAAAAACTACCCATCATGAAGGCGTTTTGGGACGAGGTTCTGTACAAGCGCGAGCATGGCCTATGTGAGATTAAGTAGCGTCGCACGTATCGAATGTATTCTTTGCCATATAATCCCGTGCCTTGAACCAGTTGAAGCCAGCCTTGCCAGCGGTCCATAATGAAATCAGACCAATAATAAGAGTCACCCAGTGAGCAGCCCCCTTTGACTTGTCAGATATCCAGATGAAAAAGAGGCTGATCAAAATCATAAATACACCATAAATTGGGGCAAACACTAGAGTTGCAGACTCTTTAAGTCCAGGTAACATTGATTGATTTTTTGAGCTGAAATACTTTATCTTTCCGTTGACTGTCATCTTGGCGCATTTCGACTCTGACATTTATATTGGCATAGATTAAATAAATGTAAATATGCAAACTACTCGTCGCTGACCTGGCCCAGGATATTGACCTGCATGATATCTCGCACCATCAAACATGTATGCATGATATTTTTTAGCTTTTACTGAGGTGTATAAGATATCATCATCTAATATATTATTTATATTGTTGTCTAGATCATCTGATATTAGTGTGGCTCCATTATCAAAATCATCATTCATATATATTATCATTACATTGTGCTTAAATGGGAAATCTATATGAAATTTCTGATGATCTGTTGATGATCCAGATGTTGCGTGAAGTGTTGCCCCAAACAATGTTTCTGCATGTATATTGTTGGTTTTGCATATATCATTGAATATCTGCATAAATGGACCGAACAGTTCGGATACTATAGTTGGGTTTGCGCAGTCTCTAGAGACTAATAGGTGGTACATACACTGTGTATCAGCATACGATTCTTTCCCTGGATATTTCCAGGCTATTTCACTTGAATCACATATATCATCTATAAACTGGTGATATTTCGGATCAAGTTTAAACATTATAACTGTATGTGATATAATGAAATGTCCGTCATGTCGCAAGGGCTTGGCAATTGTCAACTGCAAAGGGTGTAAGGCGCTTCTTTGCAGTGGATGTATTCAGATGGAGGTGCACGCGTGCCCAGGTTTGGAAAGCGCCAAACAACACGAGCTTTATTTGCTGAAAAAACGAATGGTCAAGGTGGTGGCGCCAAAAATCTAGCGGGTGCGAGAAATGACAAATGCAATCAGTATAATGCCAGCAAGCACCGACATGAACGTCTTGTCGGCTTGGTTGATCGGGTATACTTTACCAGTTTCCATTCCTGGTTTTGTTACATACGTGACACCCTCGTCAAACTCCATCTTGCGGAATGGGTACCCCAGAGGTACGCTGTGACTCTCGGACGTGTTGGCTAGAATTCCTGGTGGATCAATATTCATTTGACTTCTCGACCATATGTCAGTACGAGCTGGTGCTGGTTCAACTGGTCTGTACCAATTCTTTATCCGGTATTTGAACATACCACCATCATTAGTCACACCGGGTGCAAAGGATGGTCCAAATATGGCAGACGTGTTGATTCTGTTAATCTGTATAAAGTCTCCTGTAGGATCAATCATTACTTTCAGTGTACATTTTTGTTTTGACCTTGTCCAGATGCTTGAGCCACATCTCGTCAAGATCAACGTTGAGCATATAGGCCAGCTGAAATAGATAGCTGAAGACATCCCCCATCTCCATGACGATATCAGTTCCTCGCTCCTTTTTCAACCCAGTCTTACGATAACTCCTCTGAAACTGCCTAATAGCAGATGCAAGCTCCCCAATCTCCTCCGTAAGCAGTAACCATACCGTAGTCACCGACGCCTTGTCCCACCCCTTTGTGCGGCAAATTGTATGTGTATCATACTTGTACTGATTCATCTTATACTGAAAACAGTCTATTTGTCTAAGCCCATGGGCCGCTTCATGCCATCTGGCGGGAATGGGAATTCTATAGTCAAATCTTCTAGACTCATGTCGTAACGCGCGGGCAGTTTCTGCACTGGGGCCGGCTTGCTCTCGTATGGCTCCATGTCAAGTGCCCATGTTGAAATCAGGAATGCGAGTATGATAAGTGATACTATATATATATTCTTCATTACTTTTGAGTGAGAGTTTTATTAGAAGCCTATCTTTGTGTTGAATGGGATCTTCTTCCCGTATGTTGATGTGTTCCCTGGATAGTCTTGGGGCTGTGGGAGAGTGCCGAGGTTCTTGCGATATACTATATTCTGCATAACATTAGGCTTCATGATACCAACAGAGTCTTCCACAGTCTGAGCATTCATCTTCTGGACTTGCTCCTCGATGTTGGAATAGGGGTTGCTGAATGATTTGGAAAATACACTCTTCATCACGACCAGAATGGAAGACTCATTCTGAGGCTCAGTCTTGTAACCAGTCTCTTTGATAACAGCCTGTGTTATATCACGCTGGATACGAGATATGTTCATTGGTGAAAAGAATGCAAGCGATAGTGGCGTTGCCGCCTTAGATGCCATTTATATATACCACTTAAAAATTTCAGATGTTATAAACACAATGAAGGTGATTAAGCGAAACGGAGATGCAAAAGATATGATCTTTGACAAGGTTACCAAACGCATCATGGATTTGTGCAATGGACTAAACGTCCACGCTGACAAGGTGGCTCAGAAGGTTTTCTCTAGCATGTACGATGGCATCTGCACAAGCGAAATTGATGACATTTCATCAGATGTTGCAATTCACATGATTACTGACGACCCGGACTATGAGACGCTTGCTACCCGGATTCTGGTCAGCAACATGCACAAGACGATGCCCAAGTGCTTCAGCGACTGTATGCTCAACCTCTACAACCGCGGAGTGGTCTCGGAGGAGTTTATCAGGAATATGGAACTCAAAATGGATACTTTTATCGATCACCAACGCGATTACAAGTTTAGCGTTTTCGGCCTCAAGACGCTTCAGAAGATGTATCTGAATGAGGGGGAGACGCCGCAGTACATGTACATGAGAGTTGCGCTGGGGATTCACGGGCACGACATTGACCGAGTCAGAGAGACTTATGATCTCATGTCTCAGCACTACTTTACGCATGCAACCCCAACCCTCTTCAACGCTGGGTCCAAGCGTCCACAAATGTCTTCATGCTTTCTGATTGCTATGAAGGATGACTCGATCGAAGGGATCTATGACACTATGAAGGAGTGCGCCCAAATCTCCAAGTGGTCAGGTGGCATCGGCATGCACATCCACAATGTACGCTCCAAGGGGTCAAAGATTCGAGGGACAAACGGAGAGTCTGATGGCATCATCCCGATGCTGCGAGTATTCAACAACACTGCTCGGTACGTGAACCAAGGTGGTCGCCGAAAGGGGTCCATCGCTGTATATCTCGAGCCGTGGCACGCAGACATTATGGAGTTTTTGGAGCTAAGGCTCAACCAGGGTGACGAAGAGTCTCGCTGCCGCGACTTGTTCACAGCTCTCTGGATCCCTGACCTATTCATGGAAAAGGTGGAGGCTAACGAGGATTGGCATCTCATGTGCCCAGACGAATCCCCAGGCCTCGCAGACGTCCACAGTGAACAATTCAATGAGCTGTACCGGATATATGTTGCTCAGGGGCGATTTCGGCGTGTTGTCAAGGCTCGTGACGTTTGGAACGCGATGATCAAGAGTCAGGTTGAGACTGGTACACCTTACATGTTGTACAAGGATGCATGCAACTCCAAGTCTAATCAGAAGAATTTGGGTACCATAAAGTCGAGCAATTTGTGTTGTGAAATTGTGGAGCACACAGACAAGGATGAGACGGCAGTCTGCAACCTCGCGAGCATTTCTCTTCCTGCATTTGTCAAGGAATCAGAGTTTGACTTTGATCATCTACATACAGTGACTCGTGTCATGACTCGCAATCTGAATCGGGTGATTGATGCCAACTTCTACCCGACAGAGTCTGCGCGCCGTAGCAACATGCGCCACCGCCCCATCGCCATCGGTGTTCAGGGACTTGCAGATGTGTTCATGATGATTGGTCTACCATTCGACTCTGTCAAGGCTCGCCAGCTCAACAAGGAGATTTTCGAGTGTATTTACGATGCTGCGCTCACAGAGTCGTGCAAGCTCGCAGAGGAGTTTGGGCCATACGAGACGTTCCAAGGATCACCAGCCTCGCAGGGAATTCTGCAGTTTGACATGTGGGGAATTCCTGAATACAAGCTGCAAATGTACAATGCACTCAAACTACGCATCAAAGAGTTTGGACTTCGCAACTCTCTTCTTGTGGCGCCAATGCCGACCGCGAGCACCGCGCAGATTCTCGGCAACAATGAGGCGTTCGAGCCATACACAACCAACCTCTACCTTCGCCGAACACTGGCGGGCGAGTTTGTCATGATCAACAAGCATCTGGTCAAAGACCTTCAGAAGATTGGCAAGTGGAACAAGGAGACGAAAGACCTCATCATCAAGGCGGGTGGAAGTGTACAGCAGCTTGACATATCTGTCCGGCTCAAGGATATCTATCGCACTGTATGGGAGATTTCTCAAAAGTCGATTATTGAGATGGCTGCTGAACGCGGTCCATATATCGACCAGTCCCAGTCGATGAATCTATTTGTCGAGAGTCCAACTGTAGCAAAGCTTTCATCAATGCATCTCTACAGCTGGAAGAAGGGCCTCAAAACGGGCATGTACTATCTACGGACGCGAGCAAAGGCAAAGCCTGTGCAGGTTACGATTTCACCTGATGCGGTTTGTCGGATGGAGGAGGGCTGTGCAGTTTGCTCGGGATAAACTTGAAACACTCCCACAACTTTGACGATCGCTTTGACAAGTCACTAAACTCGTCTATGGTATACGAGTTGCCCATGCTCTTGTTGCAGTTGCTGCAGACGGGCCGCAGATTATCAATGTCGAGAGTGCCACCTTTGCTTTCAGGAATGTTATGACCAGTCTCGAATGTAAATGGTGTAATGATATTCTCACACCAATTTACACTGCATTTCCTGTTGAACATTTCACCACAATATACGCGCCACACCTGCTCTCTAAGAGCCTTGGGGATTTTTTGCTTCATGTACTAAAAAAGTTATTTGCGTTTAAGTAGCATCAGCGCCGACACAATCAGAAGCATACTAACCACATGCTTCTGACTGATGCGACCTGATGAGTAGCCACTCTTCATTCCCAAAAACTTTTTTAGCTCATTCATCATGGGGGCAAGTGGGCCAGAAATCTCAAACTTGCCCATTACACCAGTCTCTGACATCCTAGACATGACGCCGGCGGCACCTAACGCTTTTCGGCGCTCCTCTGACATTGGCACCATCTTGGACTTGTCAACCCCAAACTTATACTTTTGGTCCTCTTCAGAGTATCCAAGACGTTTCATGTGGTCTTTCGCCAACTTTTTCTTCTCGTCGCCGTGCTTGCCCTCGAGCATCTCTTTGATGAGAGGGTCCTGATCACCTGGGCGGACATTGGGCATGGTGTGGAACAGAATCTTTTTAGACTCTTCTACGCGCAGAGGGTTGGTCTCTATCATACCACCCTTTCGTTCTATGATTGGCACATTCTCCTGACGAATACCCGCCGCCCTGGAATCCTGGAATTTTTTATCATTCACAGGATGCCTTGGGTCATTCTGAGCATACATGGTGCGACTCGACGCGGTGGATGCATTCATTACTATAAGTGCACTAATTTTTTATTAGCTTAAACCCGAGATGAACTATATCAATAATGATCTGGAATGAGGTCGACTTTACCCTTATTAACAAAGAGATTGGCCGCGCTGGCCGCCAGTCTTTCAATTATGATTTTCGACCATTTCGTTTTCAGATTCCAGAGGGGACCGTCGAATGGGGTCTTTCTGAATACAACGCTCTGACGATTGACATACCGGACCCAGAGTTTCACGCATGGTTCCACTCACTCGAAGACTATATAGGCAAACCTCAGCCATTTTCTTCCGTGCTCAAGGAGCACCTCCGAATCAAGCTCGACGCCTCTTCGCAGGTTTTTGACGATGGCCGCCGAATCGACGAGTCGGTCAGAGGCACCGGGGCGTACAAAAACTGCCGAGTAAAGTGTATCATTGAAGTCAGTGGGATGTACTACTTCAAAGAAACGTATGGACTCACCTGTAAAATTTATCAAATGATATACGCGAAACCCCTAGAACCCGAACCCGAACCAGAACCCGGCGTGTGCCTATTTAGCGCCTAAAGACCCTTCTTCTTGGCGCGGTAACGAGCGGCGGATGCACGAGCAGCAGCCTTGCGCTCCTCGTTAGTCTTGTACTTGCCGCCGTACACCTTGCCGCCAAAAAGACCGCGCATGGCGACGCTGTTCAGCACGGCGTTGGACTTTGCGCGTCTTGCGCGGCGGAGAGCGGGTGCGTTGTAAACTGGAGATTCGCTTGGTGAATTGCCCCATGCGGATGAGGGGTGAACATTTAGCGCTGCATTGGCGAGCATATTCATATTACCCCTGTTGGATGCAAACCGGCGCATTGCATTGGCGCGAGATGTACCGCGGCCGGCACCCATTGCAGTCAGCGTCTGTGCAGCCAGAACGCTCTTCTTGTTTATTGGAACAAAGTTGGGCACGTATGGAACGATTGCGCGAGCGCGCACATATTTACGCTCTGCGACACGAGCCTTGGCGTTGTTGGGTGCCATTGCAAGACGAGCTGGGCGTATACCGGCTGGCACATTGTTCCGGGCATGCAGAGCACGAACGGAACCATTTGCGCTTGTGAAGCGAGCCTTGGGTGCATACACGCGTCCACTTGGACCGTTTGCGTAAAATCTCCCATTTGTGCTCACATATATGTTACGTTTCTTGACATCAAGAAAACCAGTTTTAGAACCACCTGTTAGGCGACCGCGGCTGGACATTTAATCTTGACGCATATTTTATTTAGATGATGGCCAGCAGACCCTTCTTGGTGGCGTATGCGGTGCGGCGCTTGGATGCAATGGTGTTCTTGTGGGCGGCGTAGTATGCGCGACGCTTGGCGGCCAGGTTGTTCTTGTGTGCCTCGCGGTAACGGCGGGCGGCAGCCTGCACCTTGTTCTTGTGCTCGCTGTAGTACTTGCGGCGGGCGGCGGCGATGGCGTTCTTGTGGGCGGCGCGGTAACGGGCGGCGGCGGCGCGCACTGCGTTGGCGTGGGTCTCGCGGTAACGACGGGCTGCTGCGCGCACCTGGTTGGCGTGCTCGCTGCGGTACTTGCGGGCTGCGGCGCGCACTGCGTTGGCGTGGGTCTCGCGGTACTTGCGGGCATACTCACGCACCTTGTTGGCGTGGGCCGCGCGCCATGCACGGGCACGGGCGGCAATAGCATTCTTGTGGGATGCGTAGTAAGCCTGGCGCTTGGCCGTCTTGTTGGCCAGAGACATGGAAGTACGGCCACCGAAAAGACCACGCATTGCTGCGGCGTTGTAAACTGCGGAAGACATTTAACATTACCCTGGAAAAAAATTTGACGCACGAGTCTGAAAACCAGCCTACTGGATTTTTCCGTGAAAATTATCCGAATGACACAACTGGCCTGGGAAACTCCTCACCGACCAAGTCTTGTGTGATATTCCAGCATCAATTTGTTATACGCGGCGGTGCCCTTCTTGGGAATCTTCGTAAACCCACCACCCTGGAGATATTCCGCGCAAACCTGACGCCACAGTGCCAGAGGCTCGCTTGAGCGCGCATTCTCACTCCGGGCAGCACTCACTATACGGTTCTTGTTATTCTTTACCAGGTCATTAGCAGTCAGACCACCTGATGTTTTGTTGGCGCTGCCGTTCATAACCTTTGTACGAGATGACATTTAACTATAGCGCAGAATTAAAAAGTAACCCTCCTAGCCCATTCTGGCACTGAAGCACATTAAACGTCTTGGCGTATACCCTGACGTACAAGTCGGTAGCAGCCGCAGCCGCGAGCGTAATCTCAAGCGTCTGGTATGCTATACGAGACATGTTCAGAGTTCCTGATGGCTGCAGCTTTTCTGGATCAATTGCAAAACTGTACATGCAGACATTACTGGTTGGTGTAACAGAATGACTCTGATATGAACGCAGAGTATTGGTCACAGTCTGATCATCATCAATAAGTATAACACCATTGAGCTTCAGTACTGTTCGCGCAATGACACCAGGATTCTCCAAGACAATCCAAAACTCTCTGACTGGGTTGACAAAACTGAGATTGAAAATACTTGATGTCAAACCAGCCTTCATCACAAATTCATTTATATTCGTCTGACCAACCAGTGATTTCATAGGCCCGCTGCCAGACTCGTATTTTACGAGTAATGTACCTTTGAGAGTTTGGAACAATACAAGTGGATCGTATCTAACAAAATCCTCCAATGAATATGAATCATTACCGCCAAATAATTCTGATATATATATGTATCTATCCCCAATGTTAAGAACCGGATTACCGACATTGAGAGTCCCTATAGGGGCAGGGAGAGCGACAGATTTCGAGTTGAACGTTATACTCTTACTTACAGTTCCATCTGAATATGTTAACGTCCCATTAGGTTTAAATAATATATAGTCGGTTTCCCTGGTAATTGTATTGAGACGAAATATTGACATACTTATCGTATCTTGTGTCCCAGTCGTAAAGTACATGTATTTACCATCAAACACCCTTGGTAGCAAGCTTGGTATAAAACCATATAAAGCTGAATTAAACGAAATCGGGGACCATGCAAGCGGATTGTCAAAACTTAAGTAATTGTCATATACCGCAATTATGTTTGTCAGATATCCATTTGTAAAATATAGATATCTACCATCGGATTTTACTGGCTCAATATAATTTATAGGATATGGTGGGTTATATCTGATATAATCAACCCCCAACACACTATTCAGAAAATTCTGAGTATCACTTCTAACCATATCAGACTGAACATCAGCTAGTGATATATATAGATATCTACCATCGAATGCCTGATCTCTGGTATTTAGTGCAAAAATATTCATTATACTATTAATGGTTCTGATGAACCCAGTAGAAGAGACCGCATACTCATATTGCACTTGACTATTTATATTTCCAGTCGTATCATATCTAACCCATACAGCGGTTGCAAATAATGGTTGTCCAATATAGTCAAGAGACGTAGGGGTACTATAATTTACCTGAAATGAAGCTAGTGTATTACTACCAGAAGTAGTCTGCGTAGAAAAAACTACACTAGCGGGTGTGGGATTTATATTTGCGAGTAAGTACGCTGCAGCATTTAACTGTCTAGTGGGTGATAACAGCGCGACACTGAAAAATTTCAGAGTTAGAACAAACTGTGTTACAGGATTGGCTTGATTAAATATCGGACTAGCCTGGTACCATGAACATGCAAGATCAGGTACGACTGAAGCATTATAGTTTATATAGCAGTACATATATAAATATCTAGCATCTGCATATGTACCCTGAATCGTCCCACTCTGCACCGCATAGAACGCGGCGTCATCTCCCACAATATTACTGAATATTTTATAAGAACTTCTTGTAAATGTTGGACTAATTGACCATACTGAATTTACTGATCCGCTCCCGGTTGAATATCGAATCGTTAAATTAATAGTAGAACCTGTATACCCTGTTACATCGCCACTAAAGCGTGTGGTGCCGTTTTGATGAGTGAATAAATACGTCTGTCCAATATACGTGTATTCGGTATTGACGTTCGTTACAAGTATCAAATTATTACCCAGTGAAATGTCGTATGTCGCGGTTGTTTGCAGTGTTCGTTCCAAATTGTTGATAATATCAGACACTTTCATTCTCCAGACATATCTAAAAACACTCATGTACAGATATTCATTTATAAAATAAGGATCGGGTGTTTGGCCCCCGAACCCTGGTAAGACATCATACCACTTATGATATGAAGATGCAAGCTCAATTGGTTTCGTTGTGTCGTAAAAAACATAATAATAGTTATTAACGAAAACAAATTGGGTAAAAATATATTTGTCATAATTTACAGAATTGACTGGTCTAGGATAATTGGATGTCTCACCAAATACAAGATTTTTGATATTGACATTCGTGAATGACTTTCCATCTGAAAACCCATTGGTTAATGAGACATCGGCGTCACCTATTATACTTTCAAAGCTATTATAATCAATTTTAACTTGAACATCTTGTCTATAGACTTTTTTCATGTCAATCTCATTGATATTGAATGTAAGTTTAGTGTAATACTGCCGTGGTAGAGATGCGATAGATGTGTCATTCTTTCCCTCTAAAATCGTAAGCGCAGCCTGATTTTCATAGTGTATATTAAGGTCATTTTCTATAAAAAGGCGATCTCCTGTTATTTCGTCTATGCACTGTCCTCCTATAAGCAGTGACGCCTTTTTGATTACGTAATTGCCTACGCTGTTGATATATTTGAGAGATGCTGGAGGTGGTGATATTCCTGTTATCCACCCTGATTGTATAATGCTCAGTTGTCCACTGAGTTTACCGTTAACAAAATTGAACCCCGGGTATCCATATATTCTAAAGTCTGGGGAACGTACATCAAACCCCCAAAATGCTGCACTCATCTCATTCTTAAAATATATATATGAGTATGTACTCGAGCTGAATACGAATTTAGATATAGAGGCATCGAATTCAACAGATATCAGATATCCCGTGTAATTTGTTGCCCAGTAATTCAGATACGGGGTGTTGAAATACCCAACTGTATCAGCTGGTAAAATAGATGGCTGAGTGGTCGAAAATGATGTAAAAACTGACCCATCCACCTGACTAGAGTATAGGGGGTAAACATATGATGTAGAACTTATAGTGGTGTAAAGAGCTGGTAGCGTAGTTATAGCCGTGACACGTCTGATTTTGTCACTTTTAGATGGAATATTGCAAATGACTGAGCTACCAAATGAAACACCGGATGAATTGAACGGAACCTCGAACGTTTCAGACGTATAATCCCTAGGTTTTGTTTGCGTATATGAAAACAACGATTTACCATTGTCGTTATAAAAAGTCCCACCTGCTGCCAACTGAACATACGCAGCAGACATGTGTATATACGATGTTCCTTATTTTTTAATTCCCCCCTCTGGCGGCACAGGTGTTACTCACCCACATATATAGGAGGCTCTGGCGATATTGGTACAATAATCACTGGCGGTTCAGGAGGAGGCACTGGCGGTTCAGGTGGCGGTGCTGGCGGTGCAGGTGGTGTTACTGATGTTAGTGTTCCCCCCTCTTTCAGCGTAAACATTGTGTGCCCTATACCATGCGCGACTCTAAATATGTTGTAAGATAATGCATATATCCTAATAGTTCTAGACTGACTCGGTGATGGCGTGAGTGTCAGAGTGTGCTGCTGTCGTGCTATATTACCCATATGTATACTCCCTGTTGGGTTTAGTTCTTGTGGCTGAAGTGCAAACGAGTACATATAATACATACCATCAGGTACACGTGTGTGATACTGGATACCCTGAATTACTCGCAGATACTGACCGGACGCAACATCGGGTGTTATGCGGTCGTTGTTGTTTATAGAGAGTGAAAGATTTATAAGGCTATCTTGTGTGCCGTAGTTGTAGATATTAGACTGCGCGTCAGTATCTCCTTGAATAATCCAGAATAGTTCCTTCACGTCACCGACAAACTCCGTCAGAAATGTCTGAATATTAATAGAGCTCGTTGCTGGTATTTTAAACTGAAGGCGCTGCCATGTCTGCGTAATGTAATCTAAATTGTGATTCTTAAAATAATTGCGCTCTGGTTCTGATACGAATACATAGTCCACGCAGAGATCAAGATTGAGCGGTTTGAAATATATCATCGGTGAAAATATGGATGATTTGTTAAATACGACTCGAACTTTTGGATTTTGATCAAGTGCGATGAGAGGGAGTCCTGTTTGCAGCATAGAGAATGGTAGCTGAATATAATACACCGACAAGTTACTCGTGGTATATGTACCTACTAGATTAGATAAAGCCGGTCGCTTCCCTGCAGGAACTGATAAATCATTTATCATATACATATTTTCACCGTATATACGTTCAATTACATCTTGATCATATATGAGCTCTATGAAATCTATGATTGCGGTACCAACCGATGGGTGTACACTTGTAGGCCCGTCTGACGGCCACTTCAGTCTAAGATACATGTCTGAAACGATATCCCCATCACTTGGTATCGGAATGGTTGTGTCATCACCGAAATGAACCTCATACGGGTATGGATGAATGATAGTCTGTTTTGAAAAGTGAGCAACCTTCTCCATATGTAATACTACACAGAAAGAGTTGCGCGCCCTCCCGCAATTTTAACAGTTACATATCCATAATAATACAAGTTTAAATCAAAATCAGCCTCGATCTGGGCTGCATACTGCGGTGAAAATTTTATATTTAAAAACGTGGTTTTAGAATTTACCTTTGAAAAATCAAACGCGCCATCCTGTGAATATTCGCGGGGATTTTCGCTAAAACAATACATGTACATGTTTTTAGTTGGCACTGACAATCCATGATCTATAGCCTGTTTAAACGTGTAATATAATCCACCAGGGAAATTGGACAAAATGTTACGATTCTCAATGAATATAGTTGCATTTTCAATAGTATCGATATACTTTAGTTCAACGTTGTTAAAAAATGTAGCAGGAACACTCGCCTGCAAGTACTGAGACGTATACCCATACGTATAACGCGTTGGTGCGTACAGACTATTTTGAGTCTCGAATAGCTTGTTACGGACAAACCATACCATCATGCTAACCGGAAATGCCGCAGTCAAGTTGATGACCGCCGTTCCATTTTTATATTCCTGTGTAGCTTCTTTCCATACACGAGGGATTATGAATTCTTGTGTGTTATTCATATATTCCTCCTTTTCAGTCAAAGACATGTGAATCTCTTCAATTATAATTACCGGATTAACAATATCAATCGAGTCAGCGAGCGATGTGTTAACCCATGATCTAGAATTAAACGTGATTCTAACCCTGACGTCAGACATTGACATTGCAAACAAGGGTAGATAGGGTCTATCATCCATCTTACCATGAGTAAATCTACGACAAAAGAAGAATTCAAGTGGAACGATTAATTTTGCGCCACTCGCAGGAGTATCAGTCTCTTCGGGATACCCCCCAAGAGTTTTGTACATTCCTAATTTTTCATCCGCGTCAAGAAACAACTGATCTCTGATTATATACCAGTCATCATTAATCGATTCGAACACTACACCATCCACTAAAAATTCAACCTTTTCAAGAATAGCTCGTCCCAACAACTCCGTATAAGGTGTGCCTGCAGGATTTGAAGGTATAGTACACGATAAATACATATTAGACAACATATCACCACACTCACGGGGTTTCAGCTGTATTTCACATGTATTACCGAAATATCCATTTGTACCTGGAAGTTTGATCGAATTACGTTGCGTAATAGAAAATGGTTTATGATGTTCTATATGAGGTATCCACTTGGAATACCCACCAAACATATAACGCTCCTGTGGACCTATCGCAGATAGCGCAGTAAGCGCACCAGTTCCAAACCCACGATCAATCACCACCTTTTCTTCACTATATGGTTTCAGAGCTGATTTCTTCTCTTCTATCCTTCCCTTTTCTTCATCCGTCAGAGGATATGATCTGACTGTATCAGGAAGTGTACCAGGTGGACCGTATTTACTATCCAATACATCCTGAACAATTTTAGGATTATTGCGATTCATGTGCTCCTCTGCAAGCTTCTGATTCTCAGACCCGTGAATACCTTCCAACATCTCTCTGATTAATCTTAAATCAATACCATTCACGTGATTCTCCACTAACTTCTGGTTCTCAGACCCGTGAATACCCCCAAGCATCTCTTGAACTCGCTGGTGCTCCGCAAGCATCTGGTTCTCAGACCCGTGAATACCCCCAAGCATCTCTTGAACTCGCTGATGCGCCGCAAGCATCTGGTTCTCAGACCCGTGAATACCCCCAAGCATCTCTTGAACTCGCTGGTGCTCCGCAAGCATCTGGTTCTCAGACCCGTGAATACCCCCAAGCATCTCTTGAACTCGCTGGTGCTCCGCAAGCATCTGGTTCTCAGACCCGTGAATACCCCCAAGCATCTCTTGAACTAGC